GGCTATATCAATCCCCACAGCCGGGCAACACCCAAGTTAACTACCCACAAATAAACGACAAAGTATATTACATTTCTCGTAGATAATGGCTATATCAAACTATACAGAACTTAAAACTGCTGTAGCGAACTGGTTAGATCGTGATGATCTGACTAATCGTATACCAGAGTTTATAGCATTAGCGGAGTCTAGGTTTAATCGCCTACTCCGCATTCGTGCTATGGAGTCTAAGCAAACCGCATCTACTGTAGCAGGACAGCAGAACCTAGCATTACCTTCTAGGTTTATACAAATGCGTAATCTACAGATTAATACATCTCCTGTAACCCCAATGCAATATGTCACACCTGAAATATTTGACCGCTTATATGGCGGTTCTTCTAACGGTACTCCCAAGTTCTATACTATTATTGCTAATGAACTTCAGTTAGGCCCGACACCAGATACAGTACAGACAATAGAAATGTTGTTTTACGAAAGGTTTGAAAATCTTACAGACAGCGCAACAACTAACTGGATAATTACTAACGCTCCTGATATCTATTTGTACGGCGCTATGCTAGAAGCAGAGCCATTTATTATGAATGACCCCAGAGTTCAGTTATGGGCTACTGCGTTTCAACAGGCTATTACAGACCTACAAGAACAAGACAATAAAGATAGACACTCTGGTTCTGCATTGAGAGTAATGAATACTAGCGGGTATCCATGACAGCCCCTATAACGTGGGCTGAAGCCAGTTCACCTATATACTGGTCTAATATAGGTATTGATTGGGATAGTCCCGCTAAAACAGAAACATCTATATTTACGGTTAATTCTGGATTAGTATTACTAACTGGTGTTGATTATATAGTAGCCATTAATTTTGGTGTAAACCTAACATCTGGTAAAAACTCTAAACATACTGTAACAGAATCTATATCTTATGGATTACAGCAAGGGTACAGTAATTTTGGTGGCTTTACTATATCAGGATCGGTTCAGTTTGATATTAATGGTGGTTTAACTAGCAACAGTGTTTTAGCCGCCGTAGGTAGTGCTACTTATGGTATTGAAAATAATTACATAAATAATACAAATCATCAAGAAACAACTACAATTGGAATAACAATGACTTACTCTAACGGTGACTCATTCTTATGGAATCCAGTTGACGAACCTTCTAGTATATGGACAAAAATTGATTACCCAAACTAATAACTTAAAAGCCAATGGAGGCTTGCACATGAAACATGATAGCGATATGAACTTAGGACTTAAAAACATTTGGAACATAAAATGTTTCGACTCCGAAGGCAATTTAAAATGGGACGTAACCAAAAAGAACTTGGTAGTTACGGAAGGTCTTAACCATGTACTGTCTAGTACTTTTGATGGCGCTACACAAATTACCTCATGGTATGTAGGATTAAAAAATTCGGGAACTGTAGCGGCGGGTGACACTATGGCATCTCACGCAGGTTGGACTGAAAATGTTGATTACAGTCAAGCCGTTAGACAAACTCTTACATTAGGTACAGCGGCGGCAGGTAGTATTGACAATACCGCAAGTAAGGCTAGTTATTCTATTAATGGTACGGCTACTATTGCGGGAGCCTTTATTACCAGTGATAATACCAAATCTGGAACGTCAGGCACAATATACGGTGCTGTTGATTTTAGTTCTGCACGATCTGTTATTTCTGGTGACACCCTTGAAGTTACTGTAACATTAACGGCGGCTAGTGCATAATGGCTTTAGAAACTGCAAGTTGGATAACACAATTAGTATCTACTAATCCTGTAGACGGTGATCCTGTAGGTGAAGGTGATGACCACCTTCGGATGTTAAAGACTGTTCTTAAAAACAGTTTTCCATCAACCTCAACTGCCGCTGTTATTCCCAACGTATCAAGTCAATCAGGCAAGTATCTAACCACAGACGGTACAGATACATCTTGGGGGGTTGTAAGTGCAGGTGCTACAGGTGCAGGTGGTGACGAAGTGTTTTATGAAAATGAACAAAACGTAACTACAAGTTATAGTATATCTGCAAATGAGAATGCTTTAAGCGCCGGGCCAGTAACTGTAGATTCTGGAGCAACCGTAACAATCCCTAGCGGATCAACGTGGGTGATCGTATGAGCACTATTAACGTAAACGCAATCGACAAAGAATCTGGAGGAACACTTACATTAGGAGGTGCGGGTACAACAGTCGCAGTTCATGCATCTGCTACTACGTCTGGCTTTGATAGCGGTCTTGCATCGGTACAAGTTTTTACCTCATCTGGAACGTGGACAAAGCCGTCTGGGATTCGACTTGTGATGGTGGAGGTTCAAGGTGCGGGTGGCGCAGGAACTAAAGGTACAACTAACGGAAACAGGAACAGTGGCGGTGGTGGCGGGTACGCCAGAAAATTAATTGACGTTTCGTCTATTAGTACCGCAACCGTAACAGTTGGAGCGGGAGGCGTAGGGTCAACATCCACTCATGTAACAGGAACCGATGGTGGTGACAGTATCTGGAGCGATGGAACGAATACCGTTACTGGTTCTGGTGGAGGAGCGGGAGTTGGAAACGCTGTGAATTATGAATCGGGTTTGGGTGGATCAGCCACTGGAGGCGATCTTAATGTTTCTGGTGGAGTGGGTGGATCAAGCCTTGGTTCTGATTCGGGTGGAGGTTCTTTTTTAGGAATTACACCACATACCCAATATGCTACCACTAGAGCGGATGGGTTAGACGGAATTTTAGGTTCTGGCGGTGCTGATGTTTATGCTACTTACCCCGCCGCCGCTCATGGTGGAAATGGCGGTGACGGCATCGTAATCGTAACGGAGTACAAGTAATGAAATACGCAATCATTAACTCTGGCATTGTCAAAAACATTGTCGAATGGGATGGCACTAGCGAATACAACGTAGACGGCGTTCTTGTCGAAGCAGATGCTAACGCATGGATCGGCGGTGTTTACGCTGACGACGCATTTGTACAACGACCACCCGAACCCGAACCAGAACCAACACCAGAACAGATTCAAGCAGAAGCAGACAAAGCATCTGCCGTTTCCAAACTTGAGGCACTGGGCTTGACCGATGCTGAAATCAAAGCACTGTCAGGAGGTCTGTAATGTCTAGTTTACTTAAAGCAAATTCAATATCAGCCGCAACTGGAACCACAGTCACGATCCCATCAGGCACGACTCTAGACATTGCATCGGGTGCGACTCTTGATACAACAGGTGCAACTGTTTCTGGACTAACAACAGGCAAAGTTTTGCAAGTTTTGTCCATGACTTACAACACAGAAACTTATTCAACTTCAGCAACTTTTTCTGACACAGGTTTAACTCTTGCGATTACGCCTAGCGCAACTTCATCAAAAGTATTTGTATTATCGCAAATTAAAACTACTGGTCAAGATAATTCTAGTACCAGAGGTGGCAAGGTTGGTCTACAAATCTTAAAAGGTGCATCGATTATTTATGGGCCAATTAATACTGGTATATACCTTGGTGGGCCATCGTCAGTAAACCGTCAAAGCCAAAACTGGAATCAACTTCAGTATTTAGATTCGCCATCTACCACATCTGCCACGACTTACAAATTGCAATTTAACTGTGTTGATGATGGAGCGTGGGCTAATGCTGATGGTGAAATGGGAATATTTACTTTGATGGAGATTGGCGCATGACCAGACAAGAACAAACAGCAATAACAAACTTGTATAGCCAAGTTGTAGTAATTCGTGGTGATGATTGTTTTGATGATGACGGGAATCAAGTTGCAATTACTCAGTCTCTTGTTGATGAGGAGGTAGCACGACTGCAAGCCGAATACGATGCACAAGCATATGCAAGAGCAAGAAAAGAAGCATACCCATCTTGGCAAGAACAAATGGACATGATGTATCACGATCAAACAGAAGGCTCACGCACTTGGTTAGATGCTATCGAAGCCGTTAAGGAGGCTTATCCTAAATGAGTGAAGTAAAAACGGACAAACTTTCTCCCCGCACAGGCTCAGGAACCGTAACGCTTGGAACTTCAGGCGATACGTTTTCGATTCCTAGTGGTGTGACGATAGCAAACTCAGGCACTGTTTCTGGGTTTGGCAAAGTGTTGCAAGTTGTAAGCGCAACTAAAACAGATGTATTTAGCGCATCTCCCGCAAGCCTTCCTACTACTGTTGATGTTACAGGGCTAAGCGTAAACATAACTCCGTCATCAACTTCAAACAAAGTTTTAGTTTTCTACAATGTTTATACATCTTCTGCATCTGGAGTAACTATTTCTATTTCAACCATATTAGACAGGTCTGGGACAGACATTGCGATTGGCGATGCAGTATCAAATCATTCTAGAGTAACAACTTATGGCGGTTCATTGCAGGCAACCGATGGAGGCGCTGTTTCAATTCATACGATGAATTATCTTGACTCCCCCGCTTCAACAAGCGCATTAACTTACAAAATAAAACTTGGCGGGTTTAACAGCACCACAGTTTATGTAAACAGAACTGGTAGAGATAATGATCTAGCCTCCTATGATGGCAGATTTGTTTCAACCATTACAGCAATGGAGATAGCAGGATGAATCATCAAGCAATCTACAACCTATATCCTAATGTTGTTTGTATTGATGACGGAATGGGAGCAATGGACAAAGACGGTAACCAAGTTCCTATTGTCCAATCAGACTACGAAGCAGAAGTTGCACGACTGCAATCAGAGCAAGACGCAACGCAATACCAGCGTGATCGACAAGCGGAGTATCCATCTATCGACGAACTGGTCGTTGCTTTATGGGAAGGAGTTGTTGAAGAACGCATGGCATCTGTCACTGCGTTAGAAGGATTACGACAGGCTGTTAAAACAAAGTATCCGAAGGATTAGATTATGGCATTAGAATCAGGAACGTATGTAAAAGATTTAGTTAGCACCAACCCTCCGGGGACTGATGCTATATCACAAGGAGATGATCATCTTCGTTTGATTAAATCTGTGTTACAAAACTCATTTCCATCAAATAGTAATGCTCCTATTATTCCTGATGTATCAGGTAATGGGGGTAAGTATTTACAGGTTAATAGTGGTGCTACCGCTACACAGTGGGGAACCATTCGTAATCGTGGATACATTAATAGATCGGAGTTTAATTATTCTAGCACTAGCGCAATATTAATTGGGTCAGGGGCTTATGAAGTAGATAATGGTACTGCTCCAGAAACTTTTTATTGGGATAGCCAACTAACTTTTACGTTAGGAAGTGGCGGTAGTAATGCCTCTAGCAGTGCTGTAGGAACATCACAATGGCAATACATTTACATGGATGAATCTGCTATTAGCGCATCTCCTTTAGTAGCCGCTTCATTCTTAAACTCTACAACTGCACCTACTTATAGTCAATCTAAGCATGGTTGGTACAATGGTAGTGATCGTTGCATTTTTGCTGTTCATATAGATGGTAGCGGTAATATTGAAAGATGGTATCACGATGGCGGCAATCATGTAGAATATATGGATGATGTTCAAGACGGTATTGTATATAGTACAGGCGCTTGGGCTACTGTTACTTTAACAATGCCAGTTTTTGCAAAATTTGCAGAAGCAAGTTTTCTTATTAGAACTCCAGAATTAGTAACAGACTCAACTGCATTTTTTGTTCGTGTTCCTAGTGAGGGTACTGGACATATAATTGGTACTGGTGAAGCGGGGGCAGACCCTCAAGATGATTCTCACGTTAGTGGAAACAAAAGGATTGCTACAAACTCTTCTCAACAAATTGAAATTCAAGGTGATGACCCTGATCCTACAACAACAAGTTGTACAGTTTATACAAATGGTTTTTATATCCCCGGAGGAATATAAGTGCCATTAGTACCCTTTGATAACGTAGGCTCTATAGGAATTATAAAGGATACACCTCCTTATAATCTTCCACAGGGTGCATGGTCTGACGGAAACAATGTAAGATTTCTTGATAACGGCGTAAAGAAAATCGCAGGTTATAAGGAAGTAATGTCTACTTGTCCGTTTGCTCCATACTACATACATCCATATCTAACTACAGCAGGACTGTATTACTGGATAGCCTATGGCACCGCAGATATTGCAGTGTACACAGGCACCACATGGATTGATATTACACGACAGGCTACACTACAATTAGACGGTGCTGTACTAGCAGGAGCATCTAGTATTACAGTAGATACAGGAGCAGCGTTAACCGCTTTGTCTGCTACAGGTACGTTAAGAATTGGAATAGATACTGGAACTGCTAATCAATATGAAGAGTTAACTTACAGCGCTAGAGATACAGTAACAGGAGTCATTACTCTTACAGGCACAGCAACCTATGCTCATCCTGACAATACCACTGTGTATGTTTCAGGCTCTACAGTTACAACAGATGATGATTACGGTGCAAATACTTCTAGTCGTAGATGGACTGCTACCAACCTTAACGGTCTTGTGGTTGCTACTAATGGATTTGATACGCCACAAATGTGGCCTTTATCTGGAGGAATACCTAGCACTGCTACGCCATTTAGAGAACTACAAAACTGGCCTACTGGAGCGTCATGCAAATCTATTAGATCGTTTAGGACATTCCTTGTTGGGCTTAATTGGAGTAGAGATAACCAAGAGCCACGATTAGTAAAGTGGTCTACTGAAGCCGCATATGGTGAGGCTCCTTCTACTTGGGATGAAACTGACGCTACTCTAGATGCAGGTGAGTACGAACTATCTGATACGCCCGGTGATATTGTAGACGGATTACCATTAGGTGATTCATTCTTAATTTATAAAGAAGATTCTATTTATGTGATGAATTATGTAGGTACGCCTTACATATTTTCATTTAAACTTCTTAGTCCTACTGTTGGCGCATTATCTAAAGAGGCTATCAAAGAGTTTGATGGCGGTCATTTCTTTATAGGCAACAGTGATTGTTATATCTGTAATGGTCAAACTGTAACTCCTTTATTGCCTAACAAAGTGCGTAGAGCAATGTTTGAAGATTTGTCTGGAGACAACTATCAAAAATGTTTTGTTGCCGCAGACTATGTT